AAGTTCTTGCTATGTCTTTTGAAGAACCATAATAAAGTTTACCTACTTCCAATATCTCATCTCTACCTGCGTTTTGTTCAGGTTGTTGAAGATATATACTTGCGTCAAATGACGATGTAAAAAATTTATGCATTATATTGCCCTCCCTTTTATGTCTTTGTTTGGATATTTAAGTTCAAATATAGATGGGTCTAAAGAAGGATAGACAATCTTTCCTTTAGTTGCTTCATCTATATTATATCTATTTGGAGAATAGTTTTCGTTGTTATCACTTTGACAAATATTTGATATTTTTACAGATGGTACACTCATTACACCATCAACATTTGCAATTATCAATTCTATTTCAGAAATGTTAATTGGTTTATTAAATGTCCAATTATCTATATTAAAATAATCTTGTAATTCTGTTAAGCAATTTGCAAGAACTTCTCTTTTATTGTAATTTGAATAAACTACTATTTCAAAATCAACACCAATATTAATAATAAAACCATCTATTATATTAACTGCATCGGTAATCATTCTATATTCACCTAAATATGTTTTAAGATTTTGTTTAACTGCTTTGTTTAAAAGAGTTAATTTTTTATTTTGGTCATATGCTAAAACATACATATTGATAGCGAACGGATTATTAACCTCTGAAATTGATGTGCTTTTTTGTGTAAGATATTTTACTAATTCACTTTGTATTTGTTGAGTAGTTGCCGTTTGTAATGATTGAACTATATTTACAAATTCGGATATATTTTGTGGACTTGATAATATAGAGGAAGGGCTATTATTATCAATTTCACCATCAGGACTAACATATACTTTAGCAACACTACCATATCTTTCCGGCATTGATAAAGCTCTTACGATATAGTCTTGTTTGGTTACCGCTCTATTTTGAGAACCAAATGTTGCTAATGCATTTTGTCTAATTTCTTCAATTGATTCTGAACCTCTACCACCTGTTGCAGGTTCTATGTTTTCAACTGCAATACTATTTTTTAATTGGTTATATGTTGATATATTACCTGCGTTTATTGATAATAAATCTTCTTCAAAATTAATTTTTCTAATTCTTGTTAAATCTCCTGTGTTTATATTAGAGGTTACACCACCACCAACTAAATACGTTACAGTTAAACTATCATTCACAGGAACAATTCCAAATGTATTTGTTTTTAAAAAGTTAGATGGGTCAATTCCTTGATTTAATCTATTAACGGAATTTGCTAGTCCTAATCCTATGTTTTTTGTATTTGGTAACAATGTAGAATCGTTTGTATTGTTTCCTGTACCAAATTGTAAATCCATTGTGTTATCTGAATTTACTTTAACTGAGAATCTTTTAGGAACCTTTTGTACTTCTAAAATATAAGGTACAACCGATGAAGAATTATTTAATTCACCACCATTTGAAATAGTGTTTGGTTGTTCTACAAAAATACTTTCTTGAGCTAAATATGGAACCTCATAATACTTACCACCATCACCATCGGTTACCGATACTATTGATATGATATCCGTATCATTTAGTGTTTTGCTTGGATAATCGGTATCATCATCAAATTGAATAGATGTTATTTTTTCAGTTGCTGAAATTGCTTTTACTTTTTTTGTAATCAAATATTTTGTAGGAATTCCACTATTATCTCTTTCAAATACATCAATTTCTCTATCGGTTGGATTTGAAAAATCTACTGAATCTGTTGTTCTAAATACTATTGTAGAATCGGTGGATGATTCAATTTCCATCCCCTCCTTTATTTTTATATAATAACTTTCATCAGGAGAGTATGTTGCATCATTTTTAGCTAAAGTTAATTGATATACATTTAATGTTGTAACTGCCGGTGTTGTTACCTTTGGTTTATATCCCATTGATTGTGCTAAAGCAACTATATTTTTCCTTTCAGTTGCGTAAGATAACATTGATTCTTTTAATTGTGTATCTTGATAAAAAGATAACATATCTCCGATGGCAGCTGCCTGTTCAATGAATACCATACCTGGAGAAGCTTCATTAAAATCGGAATATGTATTTGGAAAATATGTTTTAGTAAATTCAATAAGATTTTGCTTTAATGTTGTAAAATCTTTACCAACGAATGATATTGATTTTTTATCATTTCCCCAATTCTTATCTAAAGGTTTAAGTGCCATTGTTTTTAATTGTTATTTACAGTTATTTGTACCGATTCTCCTAAATTTGGATTTGATACTAATGAAAATTTTATATCTAAATTTATTCTATTATTATCAATATCATTATCATCATAATCAAATATAATTTCATCTATATTTAAATATGGTAACCAATTTGATACCGCATCTAATATTGTGTTTTCTATTTGATTTTCTATCAAATTAGAATCCATTTGTTCAAATAACACTCTCCAAATATCACAACCAAATGTGGGATTTAAATATCTTTCTCCTTTTTTGGTTAATATTAAGTTTTTTAAATTGTCTTTGGCTTGAGTTAGTGTTGTATAATTAACAGAAAATATTCCACCCTTATCGGAAGATTTATTTATTCCAATTCCAAGTATTTTGTAATCATTCTGTGTTAAATCCGTTATATTAACTTTACCTAACTCTATTGCCATTATTTAAATCTCTTTACTAATTCTGAATAATCTCTTGTTAATGCTTTTATTGTAGCATCTTGTAATCCATCTCCCGTTGATTCAAACGTTGGTACATTAGATGGTACATCTACATCTCTGAAATCCATGGTTTCCCACTCACTTTCATCAACCCTCAATTCAGGTTTAATCATATCCAATACGCTTCCAACCGCTTGTGCACCTTCTCTACGTTGCTCAGCTGAAAATGGTTGAGTCATATTTAAAATCTCATTAATCATTGGGTCTTTTGAAAATTCTTTTTGTGGTCTTTGTGTTTGTTGAACGGGTTGTTGTCTTTTAACCGGTGTAGGTGTAACGTCTGTCATCTCTCTCAACGATGGAGTAGATGTTTTCTTTTGTGAGTTTAATGTAACTGCACCAGATTTGATAAGTTTAACAAGTTCTTCTTTTACTTGTAACTTAACTTCGTTTTTAACAACTTCTTTAATTAAAGTTAATAAAATTTCTGATTTCATAATAATTGTTTTGTATATGTTTAGTAATAAATATTTGATTTAATAATTTATCCCACAACTCTGTAACCTGTCCAATTTATAATTGCAGGGGCAGGTGGGGCAGGTGGTGGGTATTGTGCAATAACGGACATAGTTCCTCCTACACCCATCAAATGAAACTTTGCAACATTTACAAATGGGTCTAATAATATATTGGTTGGATATGAAAATACAAATGTTGGTGGAACGAACCAAATATTTGGAATTTTTGGAATCTTATCTTTTATTAAATCATAAGCCATTGCCAACAATTCTTCTTTTGTAGGTATCTTATCTTTTATCATTTGTTTTAATTCAGCTTTGGTCGGTATCTTTGGAATAGATAGACCTGACAGGTCAAACTCAGGAATTAATCCATCAATGATATCTCTAACATATTTTTTAATTTCTTCCTTTGTTGGTTTTTTTGGTAAATTATTTGCAAGATTCACAGCTGTTTCTATTGCCGTATATATCGGTATTAGTATCGTTTCTTCAATTGGTTTTACTATATTTTCTTCAATTATCTTAACCGCTTCATCCAATAAAACATCCGTTGCTTTTTTTATTATATCCTTTATTTTTGGTAATTCTGGAAATGGAAATTTTAAGGCTTTCTTTATTTGACTACCAATACTTGCTTTTTTCTTTTTAGCTTCTCTCAATTTTTCAATAACTTCTTTAGCTTGTTTGATTACTGGATGGTCAAGTATTATTGGGTTGGTTATTTCTTTTTTTAAAATTTTAATAACAGTATCATAAACGGGTATTGTACCAATTTCTTTAATTTCTATTGTCAAAGACTTTATTTCATCTTCTAATTTTTTTAAAGCTTCTTTTAAAGCTTTATGTATTGCAATCGAACTGGCTAATGAAATTGGATTCGGGCCGATGTTTTTGATTGTACCAGGTGCGGGTGGTGTACTTGGCCAACCCAATGGTTTTAATAAGGGATTTGGTATTGGTGCCATTTCTGCACCCAACCAATACGCATCAAATGCAGCTGGATATATTTCTGCTAAAAAATTATAATTTTCACCATCCATTGAAACTCCTTTCTTTAAAGCTCTTTTTATAACATCTGACATACCTGTTACATTTCCATTAATAACAGGTACACCATAAATCATATCACCACCCCTTTTAATACAACTATCATATTCGTTTGCAAGGAAGTCTGCCATTCCATCCATATCGTTTGCATATTCAAATGTGACTAACGATTTTAATACATTTATTTTATAAATTAACCAAGACATACTATTTACTTAGATAATTTCTTGCAGAAAGAATGGTTTTTAATCTACCCTTTATTGCTGTAAATGCCGGAGAGTTTACTGGAAATCCTGATGGGCCCACACCGGTTGGAATTGCAATTTTTGTACATTCATCTAAAATATCTTCCAGTATTTTTATAAGTTCCCCACCCATTACCATTTTTTGAACATCATCTCCCGCTTCACTATTTTTTGTACCAATTGCACCTAACCAAATATTTCCAGTACCTTCGGTTTCCAGTATAATGTTTCTATTAGATTGTAACGTAACATTATTATTACTTTGAATGTGGGTGTCTCCAATAGAATCCACCGTAAATCTACCATCGGTTATAATACCTGTGTTTCCTTTACCAAAAATGATAAACTCATAAGCTTTTGCTGAAAGGATTATTCTATCCGAATTCACAAACAATTGGTCACCTTTTAATTTATCCGAAGATGGAAAATCTTTGAATGCTACTTTTTGTTTCTTTGTAGTTTCTTTAAATGGAATCTTTGTTTTGTTAGATGTTATATATATTGAAGTCCCATCTTTATTAATGTCCTCATCTACTAATGTACCTATTGGTTTTGAATCCAATTCTGCATTTTGTTTATTTCTAATGAATATTCCGGGTGATGATGATTTATCATCTTCAGTTAAAAATAATTCACTAAAACGAATTGTATTACCAACTCTACCACTTATTATAGTGTCACCATTTTTTGGATTTAAAAATTTTACTTTTTCATTTACATTATATCCACCACTTATTTCTTTCTTTTTGGTCGTTGTCGCAGCGTATCCACCACCGGTATCTTTTGTATTAGTCAGTGACTTTGAATCTGCGGCCGGCTCTAATGAACTATCTATTTCTTCGGAACCCACTTTTAAAGAAGATTTTTCTCTATAATTTGAATATGGAGTTGATGAGTATGGTAAATAAAATGTTTCACCTTCTATTTTTAAAATCGTAATAGTTTCTCCCTTTATTGGGAATGTAAAATTATTTTTATCAAAAGGAAATGCAATATCTTCTTCCACAATTGCATCTTGGTATGCATATGTTATTGCACCATATAATCTACCATCTTCTTTGGTAAAATTGGTATTATCATTATAAACGGAAATATTACCCTTAACCCTCTCATAAAACGGGGTATTTGTTGGATATACTTTTACAACTCTAGCTAAAAATGTTTCCATTATAGTTTTGTTTTAATTTCTTCAATTTCAATTTCTAAATCGCCCATTCTTTCTTTAGACTTTTCTTCTACTGCGTTGATAGTATCTTCCATATCTTGTAGTAATTGTGTCTTTTCATGTTCACTTAACCAACCATCTTCACCAATACCCTTAGCTTCAGCAGCTGCAAGTCTTTGTCCTATTGTTGCAAGTTTAATTAAGTGGTCATCGTTCTTAACCGATACTTCAATTAAATCTTTTATAATTGGTGCAATTACAGTTGCTTCTCCTACATTACGAATAAGTTTTCTTAACGATTCAATCAATTCGGAAATGTTTTTCTTTTTGTTTTGTTGATTGTCGTATATATCTTTAAATAATGATGATAAATTTTTACCATCAAATAATTGAAATTCTGATGCCATATTAAATTATGTTGTTCTTTACTATATAATTATTAAATTCTACACTTATTAGATTGTACCCCAATACGTTAGGATGTTGTGCGGGGTTTTTTGATATCATTTTTATATCTTCAAAACAATCTAATTTGGTTTCTTGTAAAAAATCTCTCATTGTTTTTTTACGATATTCCCAATAATATTTTGTTTTAATCATACCACCAATATCATCTTTTTCATTTGGGTTTACTACCATCATATCAAATGCATCTGCCATAACATATTTTATACCATAAAATTCGAATAACTTTTGTAAAAATATTATATAGTTTTGATTGACTATATTATAATAATTTTGATTAAAAAGATTATCTAAAAAAAATGATTTATATTCTCTTAAAAAAGAATCATATGTTTCATTGTGACTTTTGTAAGAATTGATAAATTTTTCAGGTAAATTAACTAAATGTTTAACCGACCAGCTAACCCATTGTTGTCTTGGTAAAAATGCTGCATAATCTCTCAAAGATGAACTCCATAATATAATAACTAAGTCTCCTTTTTTTATTCTATCATTTGTAACATCATCTATAATTGAATTAAATATAACCGAATTTGGATTACCACTTTTACCATTATTTATCCATTGTAGATTTAATTTATCTGCAAGTAACTTAACCCAAGAGTTTTGATTTCTATAAATTATTAGCTCTTGATTTTTAAGAGTGGATTCTATTTCTAAATCACAACCTTCTCCTTCCGTCCAACTATCTCCGTATGCATGAAGTATCATTACTTACTGATTAAAAATTTACCCAATACTAAATAATCCATATCACAATTATGAAATGTCCACATTGCTTTTTGTGGGTCATTTGTCATTGTGTGGTCTTTTAAGTTAAATGATGTATTCAATAGAATGGGTGTTCCTGTTAGTTTTTCGAACTCCTTTAATAAGTCATAGTAAAGTGGGTTATCCTCTCTTTTAAGTGTCTGTATCCTTGCAGAATTGTCAACATGGGTTACTGACGGAATGTTTACTCCTTTTTTAACTTTGACAACCTGATTCATATAAGGAACATCTTCTTCTGATAGGAAATACTTTTGATAATCTTCAATTGTAACCGATGGAGCAAATGGTCTAAACATCTCTCTCTTTTTGACAACCTTATTAATTCTATCTCTAATGTCGGACAAATGTGGATTACCTAATATAGAACGATTGCCCAATGCTCTTGCACCAAACTCAGTTCTACCTTGAAACCAACCAACTATATTACCTTCATTAATTAACTTCGCAACTTCTTTACATAACATTTCATCGGTATCATACATTACAACCTTACTTCTATGATTTTGTAATATAATTTTAAGTAATTCAGGATTACTCCACTCCTCACCCAAATATGGTGATGTATTATCCCCACCTTTTACTTTGGGATTACCAAATGTTTGATGATAATGATATAAACATGCACCAATAGCAGAACCACTATCCGATGGAGCAAATGGAATGAATACATTCTTAATTGCAGTGAATTGTTTAATTTTACCATTAGCAGTTCCGTTATATGCACAACCACCACCTAATACCAAATTCTCACATTCCCAATTATTTGTAATTCTATTGATAATAAAGTATAACGCAGATTCATACCATTTTTGTAATGAAGCAGCTAAGTCTTTATGATGTTGTTCTATTGGTTCATCTTTGAAACGTGGAGGAAATCCAATTAAATCAATCAACTTATCATTAAACATATCGTTGTCTGATGTATGCCATGTAAAATAAGACATATCCATCTTTACGATGTCGATTTCACCACCCGTAGTAACAACTTTATCAAATATGTTATTATATTTTTGACTATCACCATAAGGTGCCAATCCCATTACTTTGTATTCACCTTCGTTTGGTTTAAATCCTAAATAAGCAGTAAATGCTGAATAAATCAATCCCAATGAATGTGGAAAGTGTAATGTTTGTATTTTATGAAAACCAAGCTCATCACACATTGCTGCATATATTGTATGTGACTCACCAACTCCATCAATTGACAAACCTATTGCTTTATCAAATGGTGATGTGTAGTAAGATAGTGCTAAATGTGAATGGTGGTGTAGTGAATATAAAATTTCTCCATCATATCCAATTGATTTTAATATTCCTTTTAAATTACCTTCCGATTGATTCCATCTTTTTAAGAATTGTCTCCATTTCATTGGGTACCTTAAACCACCCCACTTACCAATCGTTTCTCTAACTCTTTCAAATTTATCGTTTGGATTTTCATACCAACAAACCATATCAACTTCATCAATTGTTATCTTTGCGTATTCTAAACACCATTGAATTGCTTTAAACGGAAAAGAACTATCATGTTTTTCGCCAGATAGTTTTTCTTCTTCAATTGCACATATAACTTTACCATCTATAACTAAAGCTGCTGCTGAATCATGGTAAAATGCTGATAGACCTAATTGTATCATATTTAAATTTTTATATCACCTTCTCTGTCAAATTCATTATAAAGTGCCATTTGTTTTTCTTTCATCTTATTGACAACTTTGGTAATATAATGAGTAGGGTGACCTGTCATTTCTCTAATAAGTAGATATAGTGATTTTTTATTAAAATTTTCTATGTAATTTGCTCTTCTAAATAATTCTAATACCGAATCTGCAATTTGCATATCCCTTTTCTTTGGGAAATGGTTTTCTAAATGTTTATCCCAATATTCTAACATTCTAATATTAAATGTTCTATGTTCGTCATTTCGTTCCTCCTCTCTAAAATTATTTTCAGTATCAAATGATTCTGGCAATCCGGACATTACATCTGTATCTTTATATCTTTTATAGTTTGCATTATTATTAAGAATTAAATAGTTTCTTGCAACAATAGTAAAATAACTAAATGCTTTACCTTTGCCGGCTTTGTACATATGAATTTTTTCAATCATAAATGCAACAACCTCAGCCATGACATCTTTTGGGTCGTCATCAAAATAAGTAAACTTCCATTTATTATAAACAATTTCTGCAAGTTTGTCAAATGCGGATGCAATTCTTTCTCTATATAATTTATCTTTAATATATTGGTCATCCGTTAGATTATACTCAATAATTGCATCTTCGGTATCTTTTGGAAAATATTGTCTATTAGGGCCTCTTTTCTTTCTAATTGGCATCTTTTTGTTGTTTGAATTTTTCTATTGTTTCTTTGATTTGATAAAATATAGAAC